ATATCAATAATAAAAGCGGTTAAAGCTGCTAAACAAGCTAATTGAAAGCTACCCGAATATAATAAAGTTGTCCAAAACGACCAACACTTCCAACACCCTAAAGACGAATGAACGTAGTTTGATAGGTGTGAAATCTTAATTTGAGTAAACATAAAATCAAAAAGCAGCTGCAAGGGTTCGAAATTAACAAACCACCAAGCAACTGCCACTAAAAATACTAATTCCATAGTCTTAATTTGCGACTAAGTTATGCAATTTTCTTTTATAATTCATTAAACGACCTAAAGCTCTTGCGCAAGTGTCTAACCTATCGTTGTATTTATTTGCTAATTCGTTTAAATAACCTTTCTTTAACTGCATGATAAAATCTGAGTGCATTCTCATTCGTGTTTGCATTCCTAAAATCATGTCGTTAACCTCTTCAATACGCTCTTGAACTAATTCAGGGTCTAACTGTTCACCCGTTCCTGTGCAACTCATACACTCGTAATCAACTATATCCTGTAAATAAGGAATCTCAGTTCCGTTGTGTTCAATTGTGATAGTTCCCCATCCGTTACACTCTTGGCAATCTCTTGATAAATCTTTCATAATTCGTGTTTTTAATTGTTTAACGTCTACAAATATACTAAAAAGAATAACACTAACAAAAAAAAGAGGAAATTTTTTACGTTTCCTCTTAAAATCTATTTATACGATTATGAAAATAAATAGGTTATTTACTAAAGAAGCTACCTAACTTTTCAATTGTTTTACTTGAAAGGCTTTTACCACTCATAAACTTATGAAGTATTGGTTGTCTTATGTTAGCTTCCTTTGAGAAAGCATTTAAACTTAATTCGTGTTTTTGTAGGTAATTTTTAATCATTAACCGAGTAAGTTCATTTGCTTCGCTTAATATCTTTGCTTCGTGTTTCATAATCCGTTTAAAAATTCATCAAATTCTTTTCCATAATTTGGTCTACCATTTGGTTTTTCTTCCGGCTTCGCTTGTTCACCTTGTTGCTTAGTTTTAAAGTCATTAATTACTATTTTATAATCAGGGTGGTTGTCTTGTTTTTTATAACTGTTAACCCACATTGAATATTTAACATTGTTGATAGTAAAGTTAATTACTTCGCCTTTTTGAGTCTGCTTTTTCCAAGCACCCGTACTCCATTCTTTGTTTTCCATTTTTTAAATATATTTTATCGGATTAATACTCTGAAGCCATGCCTTTAAGACTTCAATTTTACTTTTTACACTTGTTTTACTCATCTTCTTTCTATATATAAATTTTTAAATCGTATTTCAGTACAACAAAACTCTTTTATCGTGTTTACATCGCTTTGCCTTATTACTTCATACCATACAATTCCACGTTTTAAATCTTTAATTTGTACGCATTGGTCCTCTCTTGTTGAGTTAATGTAGTAACCCATTAATTTTAGTTCATTTTTCATTCTATTCTGATTTAAAGGTTTCGTTGTAGTATTGTTCTACTTCTATACAACCACTTGATTCAAATTTACCGTCACTCCAAGCATTTGTTATCTGCTCTTTCTCCATTTCTTTGGCTTGTTTAAACCATTCTTGAATTTTATCATAACTACATAAGTCAGGATAATTTAACCAAGTATCCTGTAACCATTCTACTGCTGTTTGTTTCATAACTCAATCATTAATTTATTATAATATACTCTTGCTAACTCTATTCGTTCTTTAATTTGTTCTATTACGCTTTCGTCTTTTGCTATTTTAAAGACTTTTAAGCGCTTTTCTTTTGGTATGTGGTCAAAGTTATGTTTCTTCTGTACAAAGTCTCTTACATCCAAACTTTCATCAATTAACCCTTGTTTCCAATGTTCACGTCTAACTTCATCTTCGACTATTTGAAAAGGTGTATTGACTAAACAATAACAAAGTAACGCTTCGTCTTTTCCTGATAACCACATATAACCTTGCAATTGATAGTAATAATCTTTGTTCGGACATTCAATTTCAAAAAACGGAAAAGTTGTAGCATCCCAAGAACATTTGACATCCAAAAGAATTTCATTCGTGTTTACGTCTGGAGTTCCGGTAAGATAATCGTTTGTTAAATTCTCTTCATTCTTGTAAATAAAGCCTAAATTCAACACATCGTTAACCAATTCGATTCCATCGTTTTCAACTTCATTCCCCTTGTCAGTGTACCTACTCCAAAACTCTTTACGGATTCCGTATTTATGTTCTATTGCAAGTTCTTGAATGTAGGTCTTTGTAGTTTTAGATAAAACCTCCCCTTTTGTTTTAGGGGAAGTCATTAGCTTTCCTATTTGTGAGCAACGTATTTTCATTAGTATCTAAGGCTTACTTTATTTCTTGAACGATAATTGTAAATATCTTCAATAAGAGTTTTATATTGTTCACGATTAGCGCAATCAACTAATGCTGTTGGCTGAAGTCTTATCTTATGCATAAACTCATTAAAATCAAATATTTCTTTTTGAATTAATATCATCATTGTAGATACAAAAGCTGAACGATTATAACCTGAATAATAAGGTTTTATCATTCGTATTTTATTAGCTATATCTTGAGCCAAAATAATATCACCACACTTCCAAGTTCCTTGTTCAAATATTTGAGCAGTACCATCTAATTTAATAGAATTTCTTGCTAATGATAAAGTTGTTAAACTTCTTGAATTTCCAGTGCCAGTATTTTGACATAATGCAATAGAATCATTAAAAGTATAATCATCATTTTTATTTACAAAATTACGCAACTTAATATAAGATTCCACTCCCATATTAGCGTATCCTTCCATAAAATCTTTTTTACTCCAATTCTTTTGGTTAAGATTTAATGTATGAACTTCATTTAACGAATATCCATTTACAATAATGTAGTAAACAAACGATTCAGCTTCTTTAGCAGCCATTAAACGATGTTGTCCGTCTATTACTTCCATTCGTTCATTAACTAAAATTGGGTTACACTTCATTCCATAAACACGAATTGAATCAGCTAATCGCTTAATGTGTTGTAAATTTGGAACCCTGTTTCCGTCAATCTGTTTAAAGATTGATAAATCACTTGTTTGATAAACCTTGTTTACCTCTTTTCCTGTTTGCACGTGGTTACTGTACTTCGCCATTGGTGCTGCTGTTGTGTTATACATAGCTTTTAATTATATAAGTAATAATGCTTTTTGTTGAACTTCATTTAATTCAAACTTAGCTTGTAGCTCTTCGGCTGTAAATTCACCGTTACGGATAGCTTCTACTGCTTTTAAGAATCGTTCACCTTGTATTGTAGGCTTTTTTGCTTCCGTGTTTTTAGATTCTTCCTTTTTGTTATCTTTTGAATCAGGATCGCTTTCAGTTTCATCAATTAAGAATAAACCATTCAATGCGTATTTACGTGCGTAGCTTGAAGCTGTGCCAGTGCATTGTTCAGATGACATTCCTTTATGTTCTCCAAGTTCTGCCCATCCTAAAACTTCTGCTATGCCGTCATCGGTTTTTAAAGTTGCTGTTGCTTTTAAAAATAACTTGTTGCCTACTTGTTCAATACTATCACTAAGGATTAATGTTGCTCCGTGTTTTAGTAAGATAGGTTTTGCCGATTCTAAAATCTGTTCAGCACTTCGATACTTGTAATTACCGAACTTGTTTAAACTTCCCTTTGGACATTTTAATTCTGCCTGAATTTCTAATAACTTTTTCATAATATAAATTTTAATTGTTTGCAAATATAACTATTCTTTTTAATATAACAATGGATAACAAAAAAAATATGTAAATTAATTTATAACAGTTGCTAAAAGACATTGAAACGTCATTTAGCTTTATGTTAGCAAACATTAAAACGATTTGCTAACAAGGTATAAACGCAATACTACAATTGTAATTCATTTACAGTATATGTACTTGTATAAAAGTAACTACGTTCTTTATTGTCAAATTCTAAAAAATAATTATCACAACTTGCATCGTAGTTGTCATTAACTATTCTTATACCTTCATCTTTATAGAATGTTCTAATATCATTCAAGGCACTTTCCAATTCTGTTCTTTCAAAAATACCAACTACTTTATTTTGTAACATCCCATCTTGGGTGTAGTTATATGTTATTGCTCTTAATTCCATAATAATTATTTTTATAATCCGTACTGCGTTTATACCAATTCGTTATAAAAATTTTCTAAGACCATTTGCACATCGTTCAATGCTGTTTGCTCGTTCCTGAAGGCTTTGGATTTGTTCTTGGATAGTTTGCTTACAATCGCTTGTAAAATAGCCGTTAGACGTGGCAATAAGTGGAATGATGCCATTTGTTCGAATGTAGTTAACTATTTTACGCAAACGAACGCCAGTCATTTTAATTTTATAACCTCGAGCCAAAAGATATTCATTCATTCGTGTTACTATCAACTCAGCTTTAATTGGGTTTGCCTTTTTGTAATTTCGGAATCCGTGAACTACTACGGGTAAAATCTCCATTTCTTCGCTTGTAAGTTCGTGTGTGAACTCTTCAAAATTTGTTACGCTCATAATTTAAGTTTTAATTGTTTTCTTTTATATCAACTTTGATAACTTCAATTACCCATGTTAAAGGGTAATATGCTAAAAGTTCACCATTACAAGTCATGTGTTTGACTAAAATTCCATCTTCGCGTTTAATTACAATAGCATCATTAAATTTAATTTCATGAGATGATAAATCAGGTTTTGTAATTCTCAATGTAATGCAATAATCTTTCATAATTTTTAGTTTTAATTGTTGAGTCAAAAGTAATTATTCTTTTTAATATAATTCTAATTCTTTTATTTTATTTTTATATTCAACTATCATTTCTTTTAATTCAGGAATAGAATACTTCCGTGTTTCGTGTGCTAATAGGTCAAGTGTATTTAATTCAGATTCGGAATAACGCTTTACAAAGTTTATCCTATAATCATTAACCATACCTCCATTATATTGGTTGCACGTAATGCATTGTGCATTTATATTACTTTCGTGAAATCTAACACTTGGGTAATTACCTACTGAATATAGGTGACCTGCATCCGTCTTTCCTTTAATTGGCTTTTGGCAAGAAATACAAGGTAATCCTTTATCCCTTAACCTAACAAATTTATTTACTAATTGCTGGAGTATTTTTGTGTAATCACTTAAAGTAAGTAATTCTTTTTTCATTTTGTGCTTTTTAACCTTCCATACTTTCGCCTTTTCGGATTCTACCCAAACACGAACGCACTCATCTTTTAAGCAGTATTTCTGAAGGAATTTAATAGGCTCAAATTTCTCTTTACAATGCTTACACTTCATAATTCGTAATTTTTGGTTTGTAATTGTAGTTGCAAATCAAGAACCTTAAATTTTTCTTCTTGAAGTAACTTTTCAAGTCTAAAATTTTGCTGTAATGCTGCTCTTAGTTCTTTTTCCATAGCATCGTAGCTAATCTTCACTTGTTGTAAGTCTGCTAAGCTACGTTCCATTGAATGTATTAAATCATATCTATTTGAAGCACGTTCTTTTATTTCTTCAAGACTTAGTTTAATCTTTAAATAAGTAGTGTCTAAGTTTACTTTGCCAGTTATAATTGTCAATTCATCCATTTATTCGTGTTTTTGCTTGTTATAATTTACAATTTATCCCGTTTTATCCCGCCTAACTTTTCAGACCTGATAATTTTGTTAAGTTAGTTAAGATAGTTAAGGTAGTTAAAAAGGAACATCGCCTTTACTTTGTTTCATCTTTTCGCTAAACGAAAGTAATTCTTTTCCGTTAACTACATCGGGTTCAATCAAAGGTAGTTGTTTAGCTGGAAAACTATTTGAAACGGTTACAGATTGTAACGGGTTGCGCTGTGCGTAAATCTTACGTCCAAAAGCATCAATCATATAGTATTGATATTTTTCTAAGTCTAAATACATTCGATAAGTTCCGTTTTTTGAAACCCCTTTCGGTTTGCTCTTTGCTA